CTACGTTTCCTTTGTTTCTGACTATCTCTCCGAATAGGTTGGAAAAGGCCGCCATTGCAACCGTGTTGGTAGCCATGTTCTTAGGTAAATCCCTGACAGCTTCTCTTAGGCTCTTACCTTCTTCTACAGCTTGAATAGCGGTATTAACTGCCGCCTCCGGTAAGACAGAAGCAGAACGGGCAATAATCCTCTTTAAGGGGTTGCTGATTGTGTTGGCCAACACTCCTTTAGCTCCTGAATAGAGATAGGTTGGAGCTTCCATCGCCATACCAACAAACTTTCTGCCCTCTCCTGGCTTGGTAACATCGGTATTAGCGACCTTTTCGTATATCAGTTGTCGAGCTTGATCTTTGGTTACGCCTTCCTGGAATTTGTTAAAAACAGATTTCTTTTCTTTGTTGGTTACTAGGTTTCTGAGTCCGGCAAAAACATTTCTCGCCGGTTCAAGGGGGCTGGTTCTTAATCCCACATCGGCCCCTGCCGCGCCTACTCGCTTGGTGTGTTCGTATATCCCTCTGGCAAAAGCTCCTACGTCAACTTTAGGCTTAGGCATTATGTAATTCTCAGGCTTTTCCTGTTCGTCTTTCTTGCCTATAAATGAGGGTCTTAAAATAGGTGATGGAGATACGCTTGGTTTCAACGCTTCGACTACGTTCCGAGAGGTCTTTTTGTCAAAACTTCCTACGGTCTGTTGTTTTTTTATCAGGGCGTTGGCTCGTCCAATAGAAGCGTTAATAGCAACTTCGTCTTTGTAGCTGGGAATTTTCTTTTGGGATTCCTTTTTCTTTTTTTTCTTTTCTTTTTCCTTTTTGCGCTCCTTTTCTTTTTTCTTAGATAAAACAGTAGCCCGCGTCTTTTCCATGGACGGGTCTTTGTAGGTTTTCTTCTGGTACTTGGCGGTCTTTTTGATAATGGTTTCCTTTAACCGCTGAACCGGTTTCTTTTTTGCAATGTCTTTAAAGTTCCAAGCCATTGAAAGGTTTTAGTTTATAAATCATCTACCCAGCTTTTCTTTTTGTCGTCCTTCTCGTCCCTTGTCTGCTGATACTTAAATTTATCCACGGTGAGTTTGTAGTCCCTCGCGTCCTTTGAATCGGCTTTCTTTTCCTTTTTCTTATCAGACTTCGCTTTTGCTTTTTCAGCTTTCCTTTGCGCCTTGGCTTCCTCCTCCTCAAGAATCTCGCGGCTTAACACCTCCAACCGGCTCTCGGCCATTTCCTGCGCTTTGGTAGCGGTGTCCATTGTTGCTCCGTACATCTTGGATAAATCCCCTCCGACCGAACCCTCCACAAATCCGATAATATCCGCGAATGTCCCACCGGATACCTTGGTAGGATCAACCTGTTGGTTGACGATCGGCTGGGCTGCTTTCATTCGATCCTCGTATCCTTGTCTGACGGCTTTCTGCATCATCTTTTGAAAGTTCAAAAGCATACCAGGCTTAAAACTGCTTTCCAGTTCGGAAATCTGTTGCCGTCTGCTGTCAGCATAACTTAGTGTTCCCTTTAAAATGCTGTCTGCCATGTGTTTGTTTAGTAATTTAACGATGCCCCAACCTTAGTGTTGTAAATTGCGGCTTGCCGCTTCGAAATATCTGCAACTTTTTCTTCGTACATAGAGCCAGTAATCGAACCAAGTGGCGAGTAACCCTCAATCGCCGGAAGGTTAGCCGTGCCTAAGTAAGACTCGGCTTTTCTTCCCAAGTTGGTAATGTCTTCGCCGTAAACGCGCTTCAAGTCCTCAATCTGCTTGGTGGCTTCTAGGTTTCCTCGGCTGGCTTCCAGTTCCAACTGTTGTAATTTAGTGGTGTAGTTTCTCTCCAATCCGGTGCGTTCTTCTTCGGTCTTGCGCCTGTAGGTGTTTAGGGAGGCGGTTTCTTCGGCTTCTTTCAACCCATAGGAACGCCCTAGGGCCGCTTCATTCAAAGCCTTTTGCCTGTTTTGGTTGGCTAAATTGGCCGCCAGTTCAGCCTGTTGTTTGCCGTATTGACGTTTGGTGGATTCAACCATTCCTGTATTGGCTTCTTTGACTCTCTGCTCGGCGATGGCTCTTTTGGTGTCAAAGGTTAAACCGCTGTCAGCCGCCGCCTGGATCACCGCGTCACGGCTTCTAGCGAATTCCTGTTGGACGTTCTTCAATTGTTGTTCTTCCTCGGCGGTCAGATATTCCTTATCCCTCGTGATACTGCCGACTTCGTTATCATAGTCAGCTTCCAGCTTAGCCAGTTCTCCGGCTTTCTCTTGTCCTAGATATTGGACGTTTCGCTGATATGCCTGTTCCTTGTCAGTCAGGTCGGCTAAAAGACTAGATAGTTCGGCTTGTTTTTCGAGTGTCATTGAGTCCCGATTGAGCGTCAGGTCTTGTTGGATTTCCTGAATTCTTCTGGTCAGGTTTTCATTAGCTGATACAAAATCGCCTTTAGATTCGGCAATCCCCCTGCTTAGTTCATCGAGAGTAATGGTGACAACATTCTTCCAGTATGGTTCAGCTTGGGCGGTAGCTTCATTCAGAGCCTCTTGCAACTTTTTGATCTTGTCGGCCTCATCCGCTTTCATGGCCTGATAAGAGAAGTCGACCATCTGCTTATAGTCGTTCGAGAGCGACTGGTAATCAGGATCGTTGGCAAACGTACTTGTTGAAGCCGCCGGAGCCGGAGAGGAAACCGCTTGCGCCAATAAAGATGCTTCGGTTGGGTTAATCTTTGCCCCAAAGTTAATGTTCGCCCCCACGCTCTGCGCGATTAAAGCCGCCTCTTGGGGATTGATATTTGGTCCGTACTGCGCTATTACCGAAGCGGGTATTCCTTGATTTATCAAAGATTGTGCGGATACAGAGCCTTTGCTTTTAGCCATATAGTTAAGTTAGTCCGTTAATTGTTTTTGCGTTTGCTGTCGCTAAAGTATTTAGTGTCTTAATATTTGCCTTTGCTATCCCATTCTTTGTCTTGATGTGCGTTCCTGGTGCAACGATTTCCTTAAATGAGGCTAATGCGTAGGTCGTTCCGGAAAAAACTCCTCCGTAAGCGGCGGCTGGCGATGTAATCGTGTCTGATAAGTCTGCTTGGGGGTCTGCCCCGAAGTAATTGGATTTTTGTATCCGCACCTCGTCAATCCATCCGTTGACGTATCCTCCGGCGTTCTGTTCCCCGATATACAGAGGACCTGTAAACGTGGCAGAATTGGCGGTCGAAACATAAGAAACTTGCGTGCCGTCAATGTATAAGGCCCATAGAGCATTGGGACTGCCGGCAACCTTTATCAGAGCTATGTGATGCCAGTCAGTGTCGTTAATCTCTCCGGCGTAATCAAGGAAGATAAAGTTACTTTCGCCGGAAACGCAGATGAACCTCAGTCCGTTGCCGTCATAGTGCAGAATGTCCCAATAGTTAGTGACATTTTGAAACTGAGTCATAAAATATTGGAGTCCGGTAGTAGCGTTGAATTTCATCCAGAAGCATATTGTCCAATTCTCGCTGACGGTCGAACAGATATTCCAGTCGTCTGAGTCTGCTGAATAAATGGAGTCTCCTGTTCCGTCTAGCAAAAGAGATGAGCCGCCAAACTTGGACTGAGCCGTGTCAATCTGGGCGTTGCCGTTTCTGGAAAACGTATGCCTGCCGGTAGAGTCGGTAAAGGTGGTAGAAGCGTCGTCCCCCAAAAAATGTAGCAATAGCTTGGTGTTCTCCCCATCATAGTTGTCGGTATAGCCAATGGTGTATGTGCCTGGAGAGGTGGCGAGAATTTCCCCAAAAAACCCTCCGAAGTTGCTTTCCCCTAAAATCACGTCCTGTCTTTCGGTAACGCTGGCGATCGGAGTTCTACCAGATTCCGTTCCGTCATCCGCAAAAGCGCCGACAACAACCTCATTAGCGAATGAAGTTACCAAGTTGCCGGAAAAGGGACTTGTTGTGTCGGTGTTTCTGATGGTGGCGTCCAAAGGTGAGGTTTGATTAACTCCGGTATATGAAACCGCCATCAGCCCAAAATCCGGCGTAGAGCTTAAAGTAACTACAATGTTATTTGCCCCCAAAGCCGGAGCAACCAGATAATATAAGTAGATTTTTTTCAGCCCCGTATACGAATCAGCCAGAGTCATGGCCACTCCGTTATATGTGATGGCGCTAACCGTGATCGTTAAATCGTCAATTGTTACCGCAACTACCAAAAGCCGATCATCTCCCGCCGTAGTATGGGAAACAGTCAGGGTGCTGTTGTTGGCGACTGCGCCATAGGATGTAGAATCGTAAACAATCATACTGTGTAGGTTAGGAAATCTTGCGAAGGCTGGAACCAGATCACATCAGCCGTAACCGCATAGCCGACTACTCTGATTGCGTCGTCCTCTCCGCTTGGCTGTGTTGCGATAATGTTTCCCGCCGTTGTGGTGTCGATATATAAAGTTGAGCCGACTGACCAATTCCATGTGTCGTCACGGACAAACGATCCTGGGAGAGCGACTCTCATCGGATTGCCGTCGGTTTGCGTCTGAATGGAAATGCCTAAAAGCCCCCCCGAAGTCGAGGCGGCATCCGCGTCGGTTTTCCACCACTCTCCGTCTGATTTGAGATAGACTAAATCCATGACGGTGATGGATTCGCCTGCGTTAAAAAGATTCGTTTGCAGTCCAGTTGACGTGTGATCGTCTGCTGGAAGGTTATTCAAAGTGTCGGGGATGCCTTGGCATGCCCTCGTTTCAGTGCCAGTACCGGCATCTATTATCTGCCCGGACGTGTTTGTCTTAATAGTGCAGCTGCTTATCGTGTTGTTGTCGCACGATGAAGCGGCGATGTTTACGCCGTAGCCTGAATTGCTTTTAATGGTAAGACCGCTGAATATATTCCGATCGCTTGTGGCGGTGAGTTCGATTCCGTCGCTTCCATTATCGACAATCACCAGCCCGCTGAAGTTGTTGTCGTCGCTTGTGGCGGTGAGCTTAATACCGTCTCCCGTGTTGCCTTCGAGCTTTCCCAATGCCACCTGCATAGTGGTTACTCCCGATACATATTCGATTCCATGACCACCGTTAAACCCGAACGTAAAAGCGAAAATAGAGACATCAGTAACATCGGTCGCCGTCACGCCGTTCCCGGCGCAATCGCTGATACCGATATCGAAAACAGACGATGATCCGCTGCTCGTCATTACCAGCCCGTCCCCGACCGCCATGCCCGATACGGCGACTGTCCGTATCGTGTATGTCCACACGTTATTAAGATTGATCCCGTAGTCGCAGGTATATATGTCGATAACTCCCATAAGAATCGTAGACATGTCGTCAACGTCTACCGCCGTTTCGCAGTTGGTAATATCTAAGTCGTCTAGCCAAATATCCAAGGCGTACTGTATTTTTATGGCTGCAGTCGTGGAGTTTTGTATCGTAAGGCTCTTTATTTTTATACCGCTTTTAATGGTCGCAATTGAGTATGTTTCTCCAGCAAGGTTAGATCCTACGTATGCGTCAGCTAGGGTAATGGATGTCGTGCTTCCTACGGTGTCGATGGTGTACCAATACCCCCCTAAAAAGATTGATCTCCCTTCCATCGCCGAAGTCCACGTAGTGTCAGTTCCCGTAACAGAAGTCGAGCCGTCATTTACCGCTAACGTTCCAGCGGTATAAGCATTAGATCCCACAATTTTTATTTGATAAGCCGCGCTTCCAAAGTCAATAATCGCGCCCAAGTTTGACGCTCCTTCCAGTAAAACGTCGTCATAAAGCGTAATATCGGCAGTCAGTAAATGCGTCCCATTCTGTAAAAATACCCGTCCCCCTCCGGCGGCGTGAACGTCGTCAATCGCTTCCTGAATAGTCATGTCACCGTCGGCGGAGACAGAGATTGTTTTATTGCCGATCGTCAGTTCCTGGCATTCAATACGCCCATCACTCCCCAGTTTCCAGCCGGATTCTCCCGCGATAAAGTTCTTACTTTGAAAGTGTCCATTGGCCCAGGTCTGATTTGCGCTTATTGTCCCCGATCCGATAAGCCCCGTAGCCACTCCTTGCGTAAAAGCATTTCTGGCTTCGGTAGGAGATTCAAACAAAGGAGGCTTCGACATGTGATTATCGAAACCCAAATCAAAAATGTCATACCTTTTATTTGACATTAGCAGTGACTAAAACGGAATTATCGGGGAAATCGAAGCCCTTTACCTTGACCTGTCCTGTGTCGGTGATTCCGGTAAGTTTCCAATTAAACCTGTGTCCAACGACTTCAAATTCTTTAAACTCGGACACGTCATCGTTAATCTTGCCGCTGACCGGTTTCCAGTCTTGATCTCTATCACTATTGACGCGGCACAAAACCATTCCTCTACGAACGTTTCGAGTTAAAGTGGTAATGGCTATAACTTTCTTAATTAGTCCTGGATAGCCGTAATCCATATTCTGTGATTCCACCGACCACGTAATAGGCTGGAGAGTTGAGTGGTAGTCAGTGTTTCCGGTGTTGATCTGCAAGAGCTGGCCGTTTTTGTCACCGCCCAAGACGACCCGTTTGCTGTTTGAGTCCACGTAGTCAATAAAGACCGTGAAATCGCTGTAATATGAGTAAATATCCCAAGTTTGAGCGTCAATGTTGTACTTTAAACAGATATTGGTTAGCGTGTTGTCCCCGATAGCTATATCCCCCACGTAAAAGTACACGTGTTTTTCGGTGCATTTAGCGGCAATTGACGACATATTAGCCGCCGGTATAGCGTCCCAAAGGTCTTGAATAGGTTGGGATATTCTTTGGGGATAGTCCCCATTGGTGGCCCAAACACCTTCCTGATTGCCAAAAAAGCACATCCCGCGCCCCCAGGTAACGGCTTCTTGAGTCAAAACACCGGTATTTATCAAATCTTCGGGGTAGGTTGAGCTTCCATCCCAGCGTTTCATTGTTCTTTCCTTGAAAGCCAGAAAATACCCCGGAACCTTACCTAACGCGGTAATCGATCCCCCTCCGTCCTCTTGTTCCAATGCCAAGGTTCCGGCTCCTGTTTCCGTGCCGTCAGCCGTCCATGCAACTGTTCTGGTCGCGGGATCGGCAACGCTTGAGTAATATAAAAGGTTAGGACTAGTCGATACTCCGGCGGTGTAAACACGGTCTTTCCATTCCATAACCACAGTCCCTTTCGGCATGTTAGCAACGTCAAACGCGCCTCCGGTCGTAACCCAGGCTGAGCCGTTGAATGCTTTGCAAACATCAGTCCCGTTTACCCGCACCATTGAGTCAAGAAAAGTGCAGAACCGAGTCTTTAGGCTCGAAGTTTCACCTGTCAGACTGGCCGCGCCGGTCGCCATGTTATAAATTCTTGATCCGTAATGCGTCCAGGTATGAGTTCCTGTTCCAGCGTCTGTAATATCTATCTCCGTTCCCCCCGAAGTGGCAGACACCTTAAACGTGCTAGCGGCTGAATTGATAACATAGTAATTGGTGGCGGCGGTAAGCCCCGCCGGCAAAGTAGTCGCGGAAGAAACCCTGATTAAATCCCCATTGCTTAATCCGTGAGTAGTAGAAGTAATGACATTTGTTCCCGCGTCAACCGTAAATGTCCCCGTTGTAGTAGGAGTAAACACGCCGAATAACGTGTGCGACGTTCCCACGGTGTCCCGAAAGTAGTGCGCCCCGTAGCACGTGGCAGAAGCCACCGCTTGCGCTCCGATCCTGTCCGTTCCCTTTCGTGATACCAACGCTCCAAGCTCTGTGTCGGAGTCCATGTTAATTGCCAACTTTACCGAATTCATCGGGACGATTGATTCGTTAGCCGTCCGGTAATGCCCCTTAGAGAAATCCTGAAAGGGTTTTACATTAAGATAAGTTGGCTCATTCGCTTTCATAGAGTCTTGGGTTATAGCTTATGCGCTCTCTTCCGTAGAAAATTCCGTTAATCTTCAAGTTTCTCTTGTGCTTCTGTCCGCTGGATTCCCTTCTGATTGCGGCCTTTAGAATGGTCTGAAACATCAAGAAATCACCGTCCTGCGTGTCCTTATGTCCGTTTCGTTCGGTTAAATTCCTGACATACCAGCAGAGCCAGTGATACACCATATCGTATCGGGTGGGAGTCAAAACGTCGGAATCGGAATCAACCTCGACAATATCGGTGTAGAAATCCATATAGATATTCTTTCCCGCGTCTGTTGAGCTAATAAGAGACCAAGCGTAAAGGTAGCCGTCAGCAACGGTAAACTCGGTCGGAGTTCCCTCGCTTTCCCCCTGCCACACGTTCAAGCCTGCGGCCAATGTAGCGGTGATTGATCCCGTCCCCGAAGCCGGTACGCCGGTTAGGGTGTTCCCTGATTTGGCGGTGTAAGTGATTGAATAGAGTTCGTTGGCAGAGTAAATATTCACTGTCCCGTCATCATCAAAGTCAGCCGCGCTAGATAACTCTAGAGTGGTCGACCCTACCGTTCCTTCGGTGGCGACGGTCGTATGATTTATGTCCTCCATGCGCTGGACCAATTCTGTTTTGTCTATGTACACTAGCGGCGTACCCGACCCGACGCGCACGTTAAGCACAGAGCGATTGGAGTTTTTGTCATATAAGGTGGTCGGAACCGCCCATTTGTATTCCCCGCGATTCATCTGATCCACTACATAATCAAATTCCTGGTAATTGCTCCACTTTTTGAGGCTTCCCCTGATAAATTGCAAACAGCGGTTTATCTGCTTAATCATCATGTTGTAAGTCAGCCGGTCACTAAACTCTTTGCCCATGTCGTTCATCACATCAGTCATAACCGCCCCGACGGTATTAGAAGCGTAGCCTGTATATGGAACCGCGTCAGAGTAATCAGAGTAGGAAGAATCAATGCTGTTTTTGTATCTGGTGAAGTAATATCCCGATGAAGCAGAGCTATCATCATACAAAACTTCCGGTTCTTCGGGGTTCATCGTAACCGTCGTCAGAACAGACTTCGCCCCTGTTAGAGTAGTAGCGTGGGAAAACTCCACCTGATCAAAGCGGATAATGTAAACAGGAGTGTCTTTGGGGTGGGATTTTACAAGATTAGAAGCAAACGTAACCGTTGAGCCGGTCGGGGCGGTTACAGTATGCGTTTTAATCAGTTCCGCACCCTCGTCTCCTAACTCGCCAATTAAGATATGCTGGTTTATGGCAAAGTCCTTGATGCTGTAGACAGTAATCGTTGAACTTGCGGCGGTTGCCGAAGCACTCAAACTGGTATGGTGAATGTCTAGTAACAGATCATTTACATCGAGGGATATTGGTCGTAAGCTCATAGATTTAAGTTAAGCCGTTATATGATTTAACGCTTGCTATGGCAAGCCCTTTAACGGTTTTAACCGAAGCGATAGCCAAACCGTTGATGGTTTTGACATTGGCAGGGCCGGCGGTAGCGACTGAATAGGCCGCGGATGGCACTGTTATTGTGTCGGTCTTTCCGGCGTTAGGGTTGGCGTTAAAGTAGTTTGATTTTTGTATTCTGAGTTCATCCATCCAGCCGTTAAAATAGTTGCCTCCATTTAGCTCTCCGATATATAGGGAGCCGGTGTAGTTATAGACAGAACCACTTCCAACAGATAGATAACTGACCTGTGTCCCATCAACATACATAGCCCAAAGCGCACTGGAAGCACCTCCTACCTTGACGAGAGCAACGTGATGCCAGTTCGTATCGTTTATTTCTCCTCCGTAATCCAAGATCACATAATCTCCTCCAGAAACTATCGCCTGAAACGCAAATCCATTGCCGTCAAAATGGATTACTCTCCAATAGGTATTAGACGAAACAAACTGGTTGATTATGTTCTGCAAGCCTGTCGTCGCGTTAAATTTTTGCCTCCAGTCAATAGTCCAGCTTTCTGTAAGAACAGCGTTAATGTCCCAGTCTGCGGAATCTACCGAAGATAACGAGTCGCCTGTTCCGTCCAGCAATAAGGAAGCACCACCGAAGACTGATTGTGCCGTATCTATTTGGGCATTGCCTGCCCCTGTAACGGTATGCCCTCCTGCCGAATCCGTGAAAGTAGTGGAAGCGTCTGCTCCGTCACAATGCAGAAGTAATTTTGTGTTTTCGTCTATTCCTGCCATTTTTATCTACTAAAAGTTAAACGTGGGTAACGTAAGAATTCTCCGGGCAGAAGAACAATTCATCCGCCGTATTTCCGTATCCACAAATCCTAATCACGTCATCGGTTCCGCTAGGTTGGGCTGTTTGGATATCTCCGGCGGTTGTGGAAACATAAGCGGGTGCGCCAACTGTCAAGGCTGGAAAAGCGGTGTCTGCCCGTACTTTGCCCCATAAGAGAACAGTCGTTGCGCTTCCATCTCCTGCGGCGGCTAGAACACAAATCCCCAGTTTCACCGGTCCGGCGGTTGCTTCCGCGTCTGCGTCTGCCAGTTCCCACCGGCTGTCAGCGACAGCGAAATACACTGAATCCCCGAACGCCAAAGCGGCTCCAGCGATTCCGGCTTCGACAATGCCCGAATATGTCCCGTCCGCGCTTAAAGCAGGGTCGAGAATAATCCCGTTTTCGCCCACGGTTAGTGAGCCTCCGAGAGTAGGTGAGGTGTCGTGAGAAATATCTAGCTCGATCCAGCCTGTTGTCGTTACTGCCGCGCCATTACCTAACTGCCTTAAATACATGGGAGTTGCGGTAGCATTTCCGGCTAGACGGGCGTTGTTGGTGCTTTTGATAATCAGGTCTCCCGCGGTGGTAGTAGGTGCAAGCGCGTCAAAAGCGGCAGTGGCGGTAGTTTGCCCTGTACCCCCTCCAAGAATAGGAATAGTCGCCCCATCTCCCCCGTTATGGTCGTGAGAATCGCCACCAGTTACTCCTTTAGCGGCGACTGCATAATCAGCGGCGGCGGTATATGCGGCAGTTCCTAGCGTTCCTCCAGCTCCGATAGCCAACGAAGCACTATCATTTCCGGAGAAGGTAAGCGTGTTTGATACGGTAAGTGTTTTTCCGTCAGCAATAGTAAGCGTGGCGCTAGCGGCAGGAGCGGTGATTGCCACCTTGTTGATTGAGATCGCTGTTGCTACCCCTAGAGATGGAGTTGTAAACGACGGACTTTCTAAGAAAGCGATAGTTTTCCTGGTCGGACCGGTGGTAATCGTGAAAGAAAGAGTGTCCGTGGTAAATTCAAACGCTCCGGCTTCGGGAGCAGTCAAAGATATCCCAGAAGTAAGTTTAAGAGGAGCGGTAGAGGCAGTAGCTGTCCCGGCAGGCAAGGCTAGTCTAGCGGTCGCGGCTATCCCTATGCCGACATTTCCACCTAGATCGTTAAGTAAAATATCTCCATTATTATCGCCGTGAGATGTTCCCCTGATGGTCAGATCGTTTCCGGTAGCTGTTCCTCCGTTTAACGTCTGCCCTCCTGCTCTTCCAGCCAGAAGAACATACTGAGTATGATCATCGTCTCCTAATCCATCCTGTCCTCCGTGGTCGTGCTTGTGAAGGGTGGTGGCTCCAGCATCGGTCAAGTCAACAACCTCCGCATACGTCAGCGTATCAGTTGCTCCGGCTCCGCTGTTGAAAACAATTGTGCCAGCCGAATCTGCGTCTCCAAGCGTTAAGTCCCCTCCTTCTATAGTTAGGTCTCCGGTGATGTTTCTTGTTCCATCAGCCAAGACGTAATGACTCAACGACTTGGTTTCATCGACTGTTAAAGTCTTGGAAGTTGTCCCCCCAGCAATGGTGAATCCAACTTCCGCCGCCGTAAGAGTCAGCGCATTTATTGATGTTGCCGTAGCTACGCCCAGGGCCGGTGTAACCAATGTGGGGCTGGTAGCCATAACGGAATCCCCCGTACCAGTAACAGAGTTCCAGCTAACCGTGCCAGCGTTGTTTTTCAGAACTTTAAGCCCGCTGGTAGAGGTAATGGCGGTTAAGGTATCAAGAGAATTGGCCGCAAGAATTGACCCAGCCGCTACGGTACTTAAAGCCGTACCTCCATCGGCGACAGATAACTCTGCGATTGATGATAAAACGCCGGAATTAACCAAGACCACCCCGTCTGTGGTGAGGTCGGATAAGATATAAGAGCCTTTAGAAGCGTGAGAGGTGGTTTCAAGCGTCAAATCATCCCCTGAGCCAGTCCCTCCAATTAAGATTTGTCCTCCCGATCTTCCGGCTAATAGAGCATACTGCGAATGATCGTCATCGGGGGTAAGCCCTGATAATACGCCGTGATCGGTTACTAAAGACGCATTGGAGCGTATCTTTACTATTGGTTGTATTCTTCCCATTCATAGTGCGCCCCCTGAAATAATGGTTAGTATTCTATCAGAGCTTTTAGCGTAAAGTTCCCTGTAGGTGCGGCTCCATCGGTAATAGTGCAAGTAGCTTTGATTTGTGTCAGTCCAAAATGTTTTAAATCTAAAAACAAAATATCAGTCCCAGCCGCCGCTCTCGTTTTGGAAGCAACACGGGTAAGAACCTGCGAATTGTCATTCGCAACGTTATCAATAGGGTAGATGGTCACAAAGGTAGTTCCATCAATGGAGCCAGTAAATGCCAACGCGCCGGAGCGATTATTAACCGTCCCCGCTTCTGTATAAAACAAGGTGACTTTTTTGGCGTATTTAACGTCGATTGCAATAGGCGTGTTGGTTTCAGTTATTGCGTCTAGGATTGGTTTTAGCGTTGCTTGTTTCATTCTTCTTCGATTAGCAAAGTTATACTCGCGGTTCCGTCTGTCGTTTCGGTGTTTTTTACCTTTATGTAGTGATATCCTCCGTTTTCTAGGTCTAAAGCGGCAAGGATTGAAGCATTGTCATTGGCAATAGCCACGCTTGCGGCCCTCGTGACGGTTTGAGCGTTGGTGGTAGCGGCATTGGTTATCAGGAACAAAGCAACGTAGGTCGTGCCATCAATCGATCCGGTTGCAGAAAAAGTAGACGTACCTCCGGCATTTGCCGCTCTGGTACATAAAAGAGTCACTTTTTTGGCATATTTAACGTCGATTGCAGATGATTCTTCGGTAGCGGTTGATCCAGATAAAGCAGTAACAAGTCGGGAAGATTTCATATTAATTCAATAAATTGATTAAATCCTCCGTTTTAGCGGTGGCTTTGAACTTGATCCCTTTTTCACGTAGCTTTTCCATTACTTCTTTGCGGGAAAGTTCCTCTTTTGGCTCCTCTACTTCTTTTTCTTCTCTTTCCTTGACCATCTTCACCTGTTCAAGGGTCATCCATTTGCCCTTGTAGCTGAATAATTGCGGCATACTTTTGATTTAAAGATTTAAATTTCGCGTTAAGGGGGACAGAACGTCCCCCCTCGGCGAACTCTAGTTCTCTATCTTTTCCCCTAAGAGTTGCCTAACCTCTTTGTAAGCCCCTTGGAGCCGCACAAGTTCCTCTCGAATCGCGCTCATCTGCTGATTGAGCTTTTTTCCCTGCTCGTTGAGCTTTGCAAGCTCTTCTTGCTGGGCGTTAAACTCCTTTTCAATCTCAGCTTTGCGTCCTTCGAGGTTGACCTCTGGTTTCTTCATTGGGTTATCTTAAACTAATTAAAAACAGCTACACTAAGCCATATCAAGCATCAGGCGTACCTGCTGTCGCGGTCGCGCCTACATTAGAAATCTTGTAAGCGATCCACTTGCCACTTCCACCGCCAACAACGCAGACAAATTCAATCGTGTCTGTTCCGGTTACGGCCAGTTCCACGTTTGCTCCGCTTACGTTATTCACAGCTTGGTTGGCAGGATCAGCCGCTCGCACCTCATAGCCTGTACCGTCTGTGGACGGCAGGAAGGTGATCTTGTTTCCAAGTACCGGCGTCGGCAGGGTGAACCACTTATCCGCGCTATCCGATGTCGGCACAACTACTCTCGTACCAGCCGCAATAACAGCCGTAGTAGTACCGTCAGCTGTAGCGGTTCGAGCCGTAGCCGTAGCCTGAACGCCCAAGGTTGCAGTTACCGCGCCCGTCAGGGTAGATGTTCCGCTAACCGTTAGGTTCTCATCAAAGACAACGTTACCGTCGTCAACCTTTAACGCTTCAACATTCGTGCCGGTGGCAGAGATATAGAGAGCGTTGTTGCCAACCTGTCCCGCTCCAGTTCTTTGAATGATCTCTACAACATTGCCGTCCGCGTTAGCGAAGTTGGATGTCGTATCAATCCTCATAACTGTCGCGCCTTGAACCAGTGCTCCGGTATGCGCTACGTTGAACGCACAACCTTCGTTGTCAGTTCCAGTAGCGGCAGACGATACATTGACCGCCATACCAGCGACATTCGTACCCATTGCCAAATTGACAGCGTTTCCATCCGAAGCACCAACCGAGTACGTTACGTCTAAAACATTGCTGTTTAAAACTCCCGTCTGATTGATGTCTATGATGTGATCATCAGTTCCAGCGTCCGTTCCAGCTCCTGTTACCAGGATAACCGGAGACGTTCTAGCTCCTGCCGTTGTGATTAACAAGGCATTGCCAGCCAGATTAGTTCCAGTCGTAACGCTGATCGCGTGTCCGGTGTTGGCCGCTACCGAATATTCAATATCAATACAGTTTCCCGAACCTGCCCCGCTTAGATTGATGTCAAAAATCAATCCGGCATCGGTCTGGTCGGAGTCAATCTTGATAAGATCATCGGTTCTAGCTCCCGTTCCACTTATGGCTAACGCTGATCCTGCGACATTGGTTCCCATCGTTATTCCCAAAGCATCTCCATCAGAAGCCGCCGTGTCGTAAGTCAGTTGGACCAAGTTACTGTTCAGCAGTCCGCTTTGAGTAATGAGAATCACATGATCATCAGTTCCGCCATCGGTTCCACCTCCCACAATGTTAATTACAGGGGCGGTTCTCGCTCCGGCTGTGGTGATCTGCAAAGCATTACCGGCCAGGTTTGTACCCGTGGTAATAGCAATTGCGTCTCCGGTTGCCGCACTTGTCCCGTAATTGATGTCAATTGCGTTACCGGTGTGAACTGCATCAACGTCAATCTCGATAATGTTCCCGCTTCCGGTGTTGGTCTGATCAATATTGATCGCGGACACATTGCCTGAACCATCGTGTTTCAAATCAACCAAAGCCGCCGTTCTAACTCCGGCTCCTGCATCGATGTAGATAGCCTTAGCCGCTACAGCCAAGTTCATATCAATATCGAACACGTTGCCGGTTACAGCCGCGCCCATATCAACATCAACAATGTTTCCCGAAGATACTCCGGTAACAGCGATGTCGATTAAATCAGAAGCGCCAGTACAGTCAGTTGCTATCTCCACTAAAGGCTGAGTTCTAGCTCCCGATCCTTCAACATGAAGGGCGGTCAAAGCTACTGCATTGTCAGCATTGACAAAGAGAGCATTTCCGGTAGCCGCCGCGCTAAAAGCAATGTCTACCACGTTTCCGGTGTAAACTCCGCTTACGTCAACGTCTATCACGCCTGTATTGCCCGTTGATCCTTCGTTAATGTCGATAGCCGGAACAGTTCTTAGTCCCGCGTTTCTTACAATCTGGAGAGCAGTTGCGTCAATACCGTCATTAGCATCAAGGGTCAGCTTAACGCCGAAACTTGCGTCAGAACCGTTGTATGAATCAGCCCAGTCAAGACCAACAGAAGCACCCGATCCGGAAGAATCAATGTCTATAACGCTATGCGCTCCGGTCGAGTCGTCTTTGACTTGCAAGTCTGCCCCGGTTCTTGCTCCAGCTCCGCAATCAATGTAGATCGCTTTAGCCGCAACACCGAGGTTCATGTCAATATCAACCGCATTACCAGTTAAGGCCGCGTCAACGCCCAAATCGAGCATATTTCCGCTTCCAGCTCCGGTTTTCACTAATACCAATGTGTTCAATGCTCCCGTAGTGGCATCGGTTAAAGTAATCGGCCCTTCATCTATTCCAACTTCTTGTCCGTTGGAATAAACTCCGTCTAAATCACCAAGAGCCGTGCCTCCGCCTCCACTTCCGAGAGTGAACACTCCCGTTTCGCCATAAGCGCGAAAACCAACGCCATCTACATAGGCGATTTGTCCTTCGGCTGTGGGCTGGGTGCTGTTCGAGGAGTCCAAAGCGATAAAACCATTGTTGTTTATCACCAAGGCTCCACCTACTTTACCGGGTCTTGATACCCGATATTCGTATTTAGTTGCCATTAAAATAAAATTATTCCATTAGGGGGCGGGAATTACGCCCGCCCAGTAGGGCCGGAATTGCACCGGCCCGAATCAAAAGCTAAGTAGTTCCGTTCGATCCGTACCATGAATAAGGCATGTTCACGATGCCCTGCTTCCAGAAGCCGGTTACATTCGTGCGAATTGCCTCATTGTTCTGTCGGATAGGTTCTTGGAGTGAAGGATATTGTCCAATTCCAACTTTCAGCGGATTGTCTTCCTTAGAAGCCCTTGCAAACCAATAGTTCTTATTGGCCGAAGTGATCATAGGGGTAGCAACAATCGTCTTAGTACCCTCATAGATGTTGATGTCGGCTACAGCGGTAGGCTTGATCTCTTTTGCAAAGATCTTTACTGCTTCCCGTTCGTTCTGCGAGCCTTTTTTGACGATAATAACGTCGAAATCCATTGGGTATTCCTTGCCGTCAGCTAACTTGAACGCTCCACCGTACTCTTCCAACGTCTCAACCGCGCCCATTGAAAGAGCGGCTGTTACGTTGTTAGCCCAGGTATCAGCTCCATCGGTCTGCCAAGTGTGAGTTCCACAAAGGGCGGCTGTGTCAGGAGCGGCATAATACGTGGTAGCAAACGCATAATTCAGGAACTGAAAAGAATTAGTCAGCCACAGGTGCTTAACTGTTCGCATGAGCGCGTCTCGTTCACGCATTAAGTAAGCGTCTACCTTGAGGGTAGAGTCTTTCTGCCATCGCTTGTACTTGGATTCGTACACTTCGATCGCTCCACCAAACCTCTTTTCTTGAATCTGGACAGAGTAGCCATCTTCAAGAGCAAGTACGGGCGGAGTTTCGCGGTCAGATAGTTCCTTCGCGCCGCTCATTCCCTCGGTCGAGGTGAAGATTTCAAAAACTTCGTCAGTCTGGTATATGTCAATAATTTTATTGTCCATATACTGATCGATTGAACCCTTTACACCGTTATCGAAAGATTTTTTGATCCCTTTAACGGCTTGTAGGGCAAATTCTGCTGGGGTCATATATTTAAATCGTTAAGGTTAGAACAGAGGCTTGTTGATTCTCACCTCTATATCGTCCGCCGAGCCGACCACTCCTGCGCTTTTGTCGATGCTTATCTTCAACACGTCAGTCGTGGAAGCATCCCAGTCGATAGTCTGGGTTGTGTCGTTGATGTCGTACTCCCCACCCTTATAGGCGATAGCAAAAGCCGCCTCTCCGGTAGTAAGAAGAGTGAAATCATTGCCGACAGATACTTCAATTTCAGTCCCGCTATTAGCCGCATGAGCGTTAGGAGACCAAGCCACAGCCGTAGAAGCGGCGGCGGCCTTGACGATATACCCGGCGCTCACGGTAACTAGATCACCTGCTTCAATAACTGTAGCTGTTTCAATAGAGGCAATGCGCGTTCGGACCTTTTC